TATAGCGAATTAGTAAAGGAAGCAATCAGAAAAGCACATGAGGAAGCAAAGGCAGCAGCCGAAGCAACCCAAAACCAGGTAGCACAATTCGAGATTGGAAAAACCTACTATACACGTAGCATTTGTAACCATGATTGTATCTTTTCCGTAAAGGTTATAAAAAGAACCGCAAAGACCGTTGTAGTCTTAAAGGACGGAGAAGAAAAGCGGTGCAAAATTGGGCTTTCCTGGAATGGCAAGGAAGAAACAATTACACCGTGGGGTGTTTACTCCATGTGTCCGGTAATTGGAGCATCCGACATAGCAGCATAATAACACATAAGACCGGGGCAAACGCCCCGGCAGAAAGGAAAAGAGTATGAAAACATATTATTGTGTAACATCATCATTTGACGATAGGGGAAGAGCAACGGCAAACATTACAGATATGATAAAAGCAGAAGAAAAACCGGAAAGCACATATACAAGTACCAGGAGAAAAGATATATATAATGATTGGTTTGAAAGCGAAAAAGAAGCACAAGAGTATGTGGAACAAACAAGGATTGCATAAGGTAAGGGCGGCAGCAGAGCCGCCCAGGCAACTAAAACGGCCACACCGTGAACGGGTGCGAGTGTCCCAAGCCACTATAAACCGTTGAGGGGTTGCAACAATAGGCGTTGCGGTACTGTCTGACAAGTTTTGACCCACGTTTTAATGTGAAACGGGGAAGCAATGAGGAATACACCGGGCAAGGGTGCATTGCTTATATACACAATCGTTTAGACCAATGCCCGGAAACCCAAAACGCCTATATGATGCAACTATATATTGAAACCCGTTGTTTCTGTGATTTTATCAATGGTAAATACACGCACTTTTAAGCCTGGCACATTCCGCCGGGCTTATTGCACATAAAAATAAATTTAAAATAGTACGGAATATGTATTGACATAGTACGGAATATGTTATATAATAAAGACAGTTAAGGGAGATACACAAACTTAATGAGTAATGGGCAAGCATAGAAAGGAGAACTTCATGGACGAGGATATGAACGTAGGCGAGTTACTTAAAGAAACGGCAGAAGAAAATCAGACCAGGAAAATACTTGAAATATTAAACGAGTGTAAAGACCTGGCAGAAGCCAAAGAAAGAGTAAAAGCCCTACTTAATAAGTAAGGCTTTAGGGAAACAGAAAGGGCGGTGGACTTGCCAAAGCCGCCCTAAACTGTAAAAAGTATTATACACCATTTGGCAAGAGAAAGGAAGAGGGCGTAAATGCCAAAAATAAAAAAAGAGTTCGACCAGACGAAATATCAGAACGAATATAAAAAGAAAACCTATGACCGCATGGAATTACTTGTGCCAAAGGGAGAAAAAGCAGTAATAAAGGAAAAAGCGGCAGCAGTAGGGACAAGTGTAAATGAGTTTGTGTATTCAGCAGTAAAAGAAAAAATGGAAGCAATGGAAGCAGTAACAGAAACAGAAGAGTAACACGGAAGAAAGCGAGGGAACACAACATGGGATTATTTAGTAACCTATTTTCTAAAAAGAACACGGCAGCAGTACAACCGCAGCCCGTACAGATGCCGGAAGAAAAAAAGCCGAGGTATATTATAAAAAACCAACGGTTTATCCTGGACAATGTAAAAGACCACATGGAAGATATTATGGACCTTGTGGATGAAAACGAAGATTACAAAATGAAAGACCGGGATTTTATAGATGAAAAACAAGAAAATGAAAAAGTATTTCAATATGAAATAAACGAAAAAGCTACAATAACCACTATATCTTGTGAGGGGGGGGGCAGAGCAACTACAAGTATTTGTGCGTAATACCCACATTGGAGATATAAAAAAGGGCGGCATAAGTAGAGTAAAAAATCTTTTAAAAAAAGGCAATATAGAAAATATATGGGTTGAGGTGTCCGGCGGAAAATATAAAATGATAAAGGAATGGGATGATGAATATACCGTATTAGACACAGAAACACCATTTAGTATTACCATTGAAATAACCTATAAAGAAGAAATCACAGAATAA